ATGCAACTGATAGTAGAACTAATCAACTAGAAGATGATCCTCACGGTTCTGTATTTGTTACTAGAAGAGTTGATTTAGAGCAACCTGCCACTTCACTAAAAGTATTAGTGGGTGCAAGTGTACAACCTGAATCAGACTTCAGAGTATTCTACCGTTTGTTCAGTGCTGATTCTTCAGAAGTATCACAAACATATAGACCATTTCCTGGTTTTAAAAATATGATTGATAATGATGGAGATGGTTTTGGAGATACCGCAATTGATTTAGCATTAAGTGATGGTAGACCAGATAAATTTGTCGCTCCAAATCAATTTGGTAGATTTTCTGACTATCAATTCACTGCGGATGATTTAGAACAGTTCACTGGATTTGTAATTAAAATTGTTATGATATCAACGAATGAATCATTCCCTGTCACATTAAAAGATTTTAGAGCACTCGCATTAGCATAATGATACCTGTTGAAGGACATAAAAATTTATTTCGTGATGAAAAAACTGGAGCCATAATTAACATGGATTCTGCAGGTTATTCAAATTATATGACTGATAGAAGAAGAAATACTGATAAACAGGCAGAGATGGATGCTATGAAAAAGGAACTTGAAACTCTTAAATTGATGTTAAAAGAACTTGCTTCAAAGATAACGTCTTAGTAAATATAAATACTTTTTAGATCTGAATACGCTAACTTAGATGGCAGATATCAAAGTCAGAGTTGGGCAACAAAATGCAACAAAGGTGATATCCTCACTTGCAGGTGCTCAAACTCTATCATTAACCGAATTAAGTGATGTGAATGTCGCTGGAACCTTACAAAATGGTATGGTTCTTGTTTTTAATGGTGTGACGAAAAAATTTGACGCAACATTGGAGTTGACTCCAGGTGCAGCACAGAACTTAGACATCAATGGGGGTAACTTTTAATGGCTAGTATTATTAGAATCAAACGATCATCTGGTACAGCCAAACCAGCGAGTTTGAATTGGGGTGAAATGGCATATGTGACTGGTATAGGTCAATATGGTGGCACAAATCAATACAAAGATAGAATATTTTTGGGTGATGACGGTACAAACGTCAATCCTGTCGCAGGACATTACTATACATCTATGATGGAGCATACACCTGGTGCTTTGAATGGTGTAACAAACTCAAGAAACAGTGATGGTGGTATTGTAGCAATACTTGATAATAGTAGAAAAATAGATGTCTGGAATGTAGATAATTTAACTTTAGATGCAAATACATTATCCTCGACTGATACTGATGGTGATATAATCTTTAATCCAAATGGATCTGGTGAGGTAATGATACCTGACGATACCTTCTTGGGTTTTGGTGGTGGAGCAAATGGAACAGCGACTGCAGATTCAAAGATTGAATATGATGAAAACGGTACAGACCAACTAACATTTACTGGTGCAGATGTAAGATTTAATATTGCAACTCAATCAACAAGTAAGGATACTGGTTCAATTATCACAGAGGGTGGTCTCGGTGTAGAAAAGAACGTTAACATTGGTGGAAACTTAGCAGTTTCAGGTGGTAATAGTACACTTGGTAATATTAGAATTGAAAATAATATTATCGCATCGTTATCGGGACAAGGTAATAAGATATTCATTGACCCATATCCAGATGGTTTGAGTAATGAAGGTGACGTTATTATCAAAGGTAACTTACAAGTTGATGGTACAACAACTACAGTTAACTCAACACAGACAACTGTTAATGACCCAATCATGATGGTTGGTGACACCACAAGTACAAGAACTGTAATGACAGCGATGGCAAATGGAGCCTCAGCAGTTGTAGTTGACCAAGTAACAGGTATCGCAGTCGATGATACTCTTGTACACCCAAGTTTCTCTGCTAGTGGTATAACAACAGTTACAGCAATCAATACTGGAACTAAAACTCTTACATTCCAAGGAACAGCAGTTGCAGGTATTAGTACACAGACTGAAATAACAGTCGTTCATGCAACAGATACTAATACTGACCGTGGACTTGGATTTACTTATAATACTGGTATTGGAACTGCAAACTCAACTGATGGTTTCTTTGGATTAGATGATAGTTCAATTGCTTCTAGCACTGCTGGTGTTGGAAATCACGGTACACACGGTGATAATAGCAGAAGATGGACATATGTTCCTGACGCAACTATTTCTGCTAGTGTTGTTACTGGTACAAGAGGTTTCTTAGATATTAAAGGTATCTATTACCAGTCAGGTAACTTTAGTTCTGGTGGTGTTGTATGGTTTGATAGCGAGGGTCTACAAAGATCAACTAACGCACCTGCATCTCCTGTAATCACATCAAAACAAGTATTAACTGCAATTACAAAAGTCGTTCTAACGCTACCAGGTGCTGTTACATTGGCACAAGGAGATATTGTGAAGCAAGACACCACTAGTGCCTTTGGTGTTGTTGAGAGTGCTGTCAGTGGTGGTACATCAGTGCCTTTAGTTGGTGTTGAGGGAACATTTAATACTTCAAATAATTTAAGAAGAGAAGGTCAGAGTGGTGCAATTGCAAACCTTGCATCTGTACCAGGTGCAGCAACAAATGTCTATGTGAACAAACCACATTGGACTTCAACCCTAGATGGAGGAACTTTCTAAAAATGCAACAAAACAGTGAAGTAGATGTTAATGTATTAGTGAATTTATATCATAGCAAATTAGCAACAGCATTAAATCAAAACGTTCTTTTGGAGGCAAAACTCCAAACTCTAAAAAATGATTTTCAAAAAGAAAAGAATGAACTTTTAGAGCAACTCGCAAATTACACGGATAGCGATGGCGAAACCAAATAGTAGAGGACAACTTATAAATTTCGGTTTACGTAAACTGGGTTATCCTGTATTGGAGATAAATCTTGATACTGATCAAATACATGACGCATTAGATGATACGATTCAATTATATAATGAACGTCATTACAATGGTATTGAGAGAATGTATCTTAAATATAAGATAACTCAAGAAGATATTGACAGAGGTTCCGCAAAAGGAACAGATGGAGTTGGAATAGTAACAACAACTGGTATATCAACCTCAAACGTAACAGTCCAAAGTAATTTTTATGAAACTTCAAATTTTTTATCAATACCAGAGCATGTATTAGGTATTCATAAGGTTTTTAAGTTTGATACTAGTTCAATTTCAGGTGGAATGTTTAGTATCAAGTATCAATTATTTTTAAATGACTTATACTATTTTAATTCTGTTAATTTATTACAGTATGCAATGACAAAATCATATCTTGAAGATATTGATTTTTTACTAACAACTGAAAAACAAGTAAGATTTAATCAAAGACAAGATCGATTATATTTGGATATTGATTGGGGAGCACAGCAGGTAGGTGATTTTATTGTTATAGATTGCTTACGAGCATTAGATCCAGAGGAATATCGACAAGTATATAATGATCCATTTGTTAAAAGATATTTTGTTGCATTGATGAAAAAGCAATGGGGAATGAACTTAATAAAATTTAGAGGGACAAAATTACCTGGTGGCATTGAGTTAAATGGTAGAGAAATTTATGATGATGGAGTGAGAGAATTAGAGGAATTAAGAAACAGAATGACACAGGATTATGAATTGCCTCCTCTTGATTTTATTGGGTGATGAATAATGGCATTAAATCCCTATTTTTTACAAGGTTCTAGACAAGAACAAAGATTAGTTCAAAATCTTGTAAATGAACACCTTAAAATTTATGGTCAAGAAGTAACTTATATACCAAGAAAATTTGTAAATCAATCAACAATAATTGAAGAAGTTACTGCATCAAGATTTGATGATAACTTTGCGATTGAAGCGTATGTTGATACTTATGAGGGGTATCAAGGAGCTGGAGATGTTTTAACTAAGTTTGGTATGAGTTTAAGAGACGAAGTGACTCTTACCATTTCAAAAGAAAGATTTGAAGAATTTATTTCACCTTTTATGAATGCTGACGATGATATTGAATTAGCATCTAGACCTCGTGAAGGTGATTTAGTATTTTTTCCACTTGGTCAAAGATTATTTGAAATTAAATTTGTAGAGCATGAAGAACCATTTTATCAATTAGGTAATACTTATGTTTACAAATTAAAATGTGAACTATTTGAATATGAAGATGAAGTTATTGATACATCTATTGAAGCAATTGATACTCAGGTTGAAGATGACGGATACATAGCAAATATTCAATTAATTGGAGTTGGTAGAACTGCAACAGCAGATGCATTTGTTAATATAGGGTACGTACGTGAAATTTTCTTGAATAATGATGGTCACGGATACACCAGTGCTCCTGTAGTTTCAATAAGCACTTCACCAAGTAGTTTAGGATTTTCAGATGCAACTGCAGTTGCTATAACTACAGAGAGAGCGGGTATGAAGTCTGTAGAAAAAATTATAATGACTAACGCTGGTTTTGGTTATACTGAGGCACCTACTATTACAATTACTGGTGGTGGAGGAAGTGGTGCTGCTGCAACCTGCTCAATCAATACAGTAACTAGAGGTATTGTAAGGTATGTAATGACTGATAATGGTATTGGATTTGGAACTGCTCCAACAATTACAATTCCTATACCAAATGCTGGTGTTGCATCTGATAGAGCAGTTGGAATAGCATCACTCAGTAAACATAGTAGTGGATTTAATCAAGTTGAAAGTATTTTTGTATCAAATCCTGGTGCTGCATATACATCTGCTCCAACCGTAACAATAGCAGATCCAGAAACAATCAGTGGTATTGGAACTTACTTGTTTAATGAAGTTGTTCAGGGTATGCGTTCAGGAACACAAGGAAGAGTCAAAAATTGGGATTATGATACCAAAATCCTTAAAGTTTCTAACGTTGGCATTGGAACAACCACAACAGGATTCTTTCCTGGCGAGGACGTTAAAGGACTTACTTCTGGTGCGTTATTCAGTGTTGCTGTCTTTAATGACGATAATACCACAGATAAATATAACGAAGGAGATATATTTGAATCAGAAGCAGACTTATTGATTGACTTTTCAGAATCTAATCCATTTGGGAGTTTTTAATGACTTATCCAGCACCAGATAACATAGAATACGATCCTTGGTTTGACGATAAAGTAGAACCATCGACTCTATTAAAACCCACTAGAAAAGAAAAACTAATAACTATACACGAAGTGATGTATCAGTTGTCTAGAGTTAGTCATAACTTGATAGGTGGTTCAGAATCATACATGTAAGGAAATGTTAGGTAATTATTTTTATCATCAAATAATAAGAAAAACAGTGATTGCATTTGGCACATTGTTTAATGATATTCATGTGCAACACGATGATGGTGCAGGAAATGTTATATCTGATATAAAGGTTCCAATTGCATACGGACCAAGACAAAAGTTTTTAGCAAGAATTACTCAACAAGCAGAATTAAATAAAGCAGTTCAAATAACACTACCTCGAATGTCTTTTGAGATTACTAATATTTCTTATGACTCTACAAGAAAAGCAGGTATCACTCAAACATTTAAGGCGA